TATTCAACTGAATTCGGGTGGAAGTCCTATATAACAAACCGATAAAAGTTTATATAAGAAAGCCAAATTCATGTGAATAGACATTCATATCGATTGCATAAAGGCTTCCACACCTTAAATATAATTATACAACAAGTTTATTCATTCTCCACAAGTTCCGGCCACACAATGCCATAACTTTCAGGAAATAAATCCTTGCGAGTAACAAGTCCGCAGCTTTCTTTCTCCAGTGTCGCACCTAAATACATCATTTGTAAAGCAGGTATGCCTCGAGCCATCCATAAAGATACTGCACTTGGACTAACTTTACATAACCTTGAAACTCTACTTGTACCACCTAACATTTCAATAATTTGTTTATCTGTGTAATTCATAAAAACCTTTCTTAAATTCTTAAATTTATTTTACATTAGTTATTGCACAAAACTAAAATAACAATTATAATTTAACTATTGTTTAACTAATAGGGGAGAAAAAACAATGTTTGATAATTTTGATATGGAAGCTGACATTCAAGAACAAAGACAGTTCTTTGAAGAAAAGCAAGTAAGAATGGTTGAGGCATTAACCAATATGGAAAAAGGTCTTGCAACTTTAGAAGATAAACAACTTATTTGGTCTGAGTGTGGTTTAAGCCGTAGTTTGTTTATGAGTTTAAGGAGTGTTAAATGAAAGTTTATAAAAAATTAATTGATGCTCGTAATATGTTGCAGACAAAAGAATTATCTAAGTCTGGTCATAACAAGTTTGCAGGTTATAAATATTTTGAATTATCTGACTTTTTGCCAACAGTTCAAGCTATTTTTAAAGAGGTTGGTTTAGTTGATGTTATCTCGTTTGATAGTGAAACTGCATCAATGAAATTATATGACGTTGAAGATGGTTCATTTGTTTTATTTGAAAGTCCAATGGGATCAGCCAGTCTTAAAGGTTGCCATGAAGTCCAAAATATAGGGGCTTGTACAACCTATCAAAGAAGATACCTTTATACTACCGCCCTTGCAATTTCTGAGTCAGATGCTTTAGATTCAACAACTGCAAAAGAAGAACCTAAGCCACCAAAAATTGATGCAGTTGGATGCACACCACAACAAATAAGCTCTATTGATGCTTTGATTGAACAAACACAATCAGATGTATCAAAGCTATGTGCTTACTTTAAAAAGCCTTCTATTGCCCTTTTAGATAGGCTACAAGCCAATCAAGCAATCGAGATGTTACAAAAAAAATTAGGAGAAACAAATGTCGGTTAATAAAGCAATTATTTTAGGGTTTGTTGGTAAAGAGCCAGAAACAAGACTTTTTGCTAGTGGTGATGCAGTTACTAATTTTAGTATTGCTACTTCAGAAAAATATAAAGACAAGTCAGGTGAAATGAAAGAATCAACGACCTGGCACAATATCGCAGCCTTTGGCAAGTTGTCCGAAATTTGTAGTCAAATTGTTCACAAAGGTTCACAAGTTTATGTGGAAGGCAAGATAACAACACGAAAGTGGACTGACAAGTCTGGAGTTGATCGTTACATGACTGAAGTTAAATGTGATGTTGTACAAGTGTTAAATAAGGTAGAAGGTAGTAAAGAGGTAGAAGCACCAGCAATAAGCACTCACGCAAGTGATATGTTAAATAGTAGTATTGAAGATTCTGATTTGCCATTTTAGAAAAGGTAATTATGGATAATATGATTCGTGAATATGCGAAGAACAACTCTGTAACATTTACACAGACTTTTGGTGTAGATGAAGAAAAAACTGTTTATCAGTTTGACCAAGTGAGCCTAGCTCGTTTTGTCAATCAGATTCAACAGCGTTTTGCAGAGCTGTCACCTATTGCTTATTCTTAAATAACTTGCAGTCAGCGAATCATGTTTTAGGCATGATAAGAGTAGTATTCACACAATTTTTTAGGGGAAAAAAGTGAATAAAGTATATTGGGGAGATTGTCGTGATTCAATGCGACAAATGAAACTAGAAGGAATTAAAGTTCAAACTTGTGTGACCAGTCCACCATATTACGGATTAAGAGATTATGGTACTGGCACTTGGATTGGTGGTGATGAAACTTGTTCTCATAAAAGAGATAGTAAATATTCCAATAAAACGATTACAGGTCATGCAAATAAAGACTTAACAGTTGGTGATGCAATATATAAAACTATATGTCCTAAATGCGGTGCTGTTCGTAAAGATTTACAAATTGGATTAGAAGAAACTCCGCAAGAATTTATTGATAACCTTGTAGAAGTGTTTGCTTGTGTATGGGATATCCTTGCAGATGATGGAACATTGTGGGTTAATCTTGGTGATAGTTATTACAATTACAGACCGGGCAAAGGTCAAGCCTTAAATAAACAAACTGTATCAAATACCAATCAAGATTTACCACAAACTTGTGCTAGACGTGGAAACAAATTAGAAGGTTACAAAGAAAAAGATTTAATGGGTATGCCCTGGCGATTAGCATTTGCTTTACAAGACTTTGGATGGTATTTAAGGCAAGATATTATCTGGCACAAACCAAATCCAATGCCAGAATCAGTTAAAGATCGTTGCACGAAAAGCCATGAATACATATTTCTTTTAAGTAAAAAACCTCAATATTATTTTGATTATTTAGCAATACAAGAAGAAGCTCATACTACTGATGAAACTAATCGAGATCGTGACTCTACTAGATTAAATAATACACCTGGCAGAACTAGAATGGCTGGATTAAAAACAAATCATTATGAAATGAAAAACAAAAGAGATGTTTGGACTGTTTCCACAAAGCCTTATGCTGGATCTCATTTTGCTGTATTTCCTACTGATTTAATTGAGCCATGTATTTTAGCTGGTAGTCGTGTTGGTGACATTGTGTTAGATCCTTTTTTTGGCAGTGGTACTACTGGTCAAGTATCTCAAGCGTTAGGTCGCAAATGGATTGGATGCGAACTGAATAAAGATTATGAAAAATTACAAAATGAACGAGTAAGCCAACAAGGTTTAGAATTTATTTAAATAGGGGAATAAAATGAATTTAGCTTTATATACAATAGCAGACCAATATTTAATTGATTTACAAAAATTGCAAGACATGGAAATTGATGAGCAAACCTTTGCCGATACTTTAGAAGGACTATCTGGTGAATTAGAATTAAAAGCTACCAATGTTGCAATGTTTGTTAAAAATCTTGAAGCATCAGCAGAAGCAATTAAAGCTGCGGAAAAAACAATGGCAGATAGAAGAAAAGCAATTGAAAATAAAGCTGATCGGATTCGCCAGTATTTGTTAGATAATATGTTAAGGACTGGCATTACAAAAATTGAAAGTCCGCATTTTGTTTTAAGTGTAAGAAAAAATCCTCCAGCGGTTGATGTTGTAAATTTACAAATGATTCCTAGTAATTATTTTGATGTACCTGAACCACCAGCACCAACTTTAAACAAAAATCGTTTAAAAGATGATTTAAAAGCCGGTCTTATAATAGAAGGTGCAAGATTAACTGTTGGTCAATCTTTATCTATTAAATAAGTCTTTGGTCTGGAGAAGTTAAGAGTAATTTACTTGGCTGTTGTTACTCTTACCCCTACTTCTCCAGACCACCCAAAAATATTTTAAACTATTTTACATTGTGAAATGAAAACTATTGCATTGTGTATTTACATAAGTTAATATTTAGTCATGCAGTAAATTTTATTAATTAATTAGGGGTAATTAAATATGAAATACAAATTAAATATAAATCGTGATGTAGATATTGTTGGAAATGAACACCAAACAGATGTTATTTTAAATTTACCAAATGGATTTCGTATCAATGATTCTGATATTGTTCATGTCAGAGGATTTGATTCAATAAAAGAATTAAAAGAATTTATTAAACAAGGTGGTGTTGTTTCTTGTAATTGTAACGATTGTTTATCAAATTAATTAGGGGTAATTAAAATGGAATATAACGAAAACATTGTAAAAATCGGTTTTATGTTTTGGACTGATGACTATTGGATTGCTGAATATTTTAACTCTAAAGGTGAGGTTGAGTTTGATAAAGCCTATAAGAATCCAGAAGAGTTCTCAAAAGATAATGATTGCTATCCTGCAGAAATAATTGAGTTGAGGTTTAACTAATGAAAATATTATTACAAGCAATTATAGGAATAGCAGTTGTAT